GACTGGAGATAGTATGGAGGAGCGATTTCAATGGGTAAAAGACTCGGTATGGTTAACATACAGGAGATAGCCACAGCAGCTGCCATTGAAGCGCTGAAGCTCCAGAAGAACGAAGAACGGGATAGGGCGAGGAAAAGTAGATTCCACAACACCGAACTCCTGCTTAAAAAATACCTAAGTCTAATCAAGCATGTTGAGCTCGCGCAGGATAAAGCTTCGGACGATGATCTGAAAGAGTACAACTTCGAAGAGTCCGACAATGAGGACGTCATCATCTATGCCATTAGACGTGGCAGAATACGAACGTTGATTATGGTCATGCAGGTGGAAATATCATTGGTTGAGCTTAGGACAAAGATGATAGACAAAGGTCAACCTGAGAAGTACCTTGTCATCGACAAGCTTTACCTAGATCCTGTTAAAACATCGATGCCGTGGCTGGAAAGAATTCGAATCGTAGCCGCTGAAATCCACTGCAGCGAAAAGTCTGTCTATACATGGAAAAACGACATGATTGAAGAGTTAAGTGTTATGATCTTTGGCGTGGACGGCATGAAGTTAGAGGCTTAGGGGGTATTGACAAGCCTTTACAATAAGTCTACATTTACAATACTAATATGCCGTGTTATGATTGCATTGTTAAATATTGTATTTAAAAGCGCTTCCGAAAGGTGGCGCTTTTTCTACGTCTATTCGGAGGTGATCACCGTGGCTGGAAACCCGAAGTGTCATCGTTATAAAGAGATGAGGATTGAAGATCGGCCGAACTGCATCAACTGCCACAACTGGCGAGGGACGAAGTGTAAGTTTCACGAGCAGCTAGGCAACGATCATAGAGAGACGGAGAGCATGATGAGACACGACAGTTATACTAGGGGGCGCAGTGGGATCAGACAGACGAGGCGAGGGTAGGGAGCTGAATGGCCAAGGCATGGGCTATAAAGTTCTACGCATCGCTAGCGTGGATTGAGTGTCGTTTATCCTTTATGGGTACCAAGTTCTTTATCTGTAATCGATGTGAGGGCGCCGCAACGATAGCACACCACACTACTTACTTAACTCCCAATAACATTAGCGATCCAGAGATAAGTCTGAACCACGATAGACTTGAGGCACTGTGTCATGACTGCCACACAAAAGAGCACCTAGGTAAGGGTGGGGCAGTCGTAGAGGGATTGATGTTTGACGATAGTGGACAATTGATAAAGAAAACATAAAAAGGGTATACCCCCCTATAAAATAAGGGGTACCCCATTTTCCTTGGACCGTAGGCTGAACCATAAATAGATACACAGATTGTTCTATGAGGGGGTGTAGTCATGAAAGGCTGGTGATAACGATGGGCGAAGAGACGCGCTTATTGCTCAAGAAAGAAAAAGATGCCAAAATAAAAAAAGAGATACTTAAACTTAAGCGATTATTCAAAAACATGGAAAAGAGCACGATGGACACTGTTTCTTCGCTCATCCGAAATGCTGCCTTCATGGCCGTTACTCTTGACGATCTGCAAGAAACAATAAACCTCGAAGGGGCTGTGTCCGAATACAAGAATGGTGAGAATCAATTCGGCACCAAGAAATCCCCAGAGGTGGAAATCTACACCTCGATGATTGAAAAGTACATGAAAGCGATCAAGCAACTATCCGACCTACTCCCCAAGCAGGAACAGAAACCGAAAAGTGATGGGTTCAATGAGTTTGTGTCGGGTCGTGAGGATGTTGATTAAATATCCTAAAGATTACAACCCCATCAGAGAGTATTGGGAATTAATAGAAAGCGGTCAAGAGATTGTACCGGATAAGATCCGTAGAACATATAAAAAGCTAGTTCAAGACCTGGACACTAAAGTAAGCGAGTATTTCTACAGCAATTCAAGAGCAAACCACTTTATAGAGTTTACAGAAAACTTCTGCAAACATAGCAAGGGCAAAATGGGCGGTAAGCCGGTTATTCTTGAGCTGTGGGAAAAGGCTTTGCTTGCTACAGTATTCGGATTTATTGATATTGAGGGGAATAGGAAATACCGGGAAGCAATCCTAATCGTAGGTAAGAAAAACGGTAAATCATTAATCGCTTCATGCGTTGGCCTATACCTCCAAGTCGCAGATAGCGAGGCGGGACCGGAAGTATACGCAGTAGCAACCAAGCGCGATCAAGCCAAGATCATTTGGGGAGAAGCAAAACGCATGGTGCGTAAATCTCCCGCACTTCAAAAAAGAATTAAGACATTAGTCGCTGAGTTGGTCAGTGATTTTAACGATGGTGTATTCAAACCCTTGGCGAGTGATAGCGACACATTGGACGGTCTGAACATTCACGGTATTTTGATGGATGAGTTCCATCAATGGAAAAATGGCAAACCCTTGTATGACATCATGGCTGATGGTGTATCGGCTAGGGAGCAACCATTAAACTTTATGACCTCTACAGCGGGAACCATTAGAGAAGATATTTACGATCAAAAATATGACGAATCAACACAGCTTATAAATGGATATTTCGACGAAGCGGGCTACAAGGATGACAACCTTGTAGCTTTCATTTATGAGTTGGATTCGAGAAAAGAGTGGACAGATCCTAAGTGCTGGAAGAAAGCTAACCCCGGTCTTGGAACAATCAAGAATGAGAAAACACTAGCAGCCAAGGTTAATAAAGCAATGTCTAATCCTATGCTCGTTAAAAACCTCGTTTGCAAAGAGTTTAACATCCGTGAAACTTCGTCCGAAGCATGGCTGACCTTTGAGCAATTAGACAATACCGAAACATTCGATATTGAAAAATTGAAGCCAAAGTATGGAATAGGCGGGGCAGACTTATCAAGCACAACAGACCTTACCGCAGCGTGTGTTTTATTCATGTTGCCCAATGATCCCAAGATATACGTTATGTCCATGTATTGGCTACCAGAGGACCTGCTAGAGAAGAGAGTAAGAGAGGATAAGATTCGGTACGATCTTTGGAGAGATCAAGGATTATTAAGGACCACGCCTGGGAACAGCGTCCATTATAAATATGTAGAAGATTGGTTTCTGGAAATGCAAAACAAATATGGCGTTTACATACCTTGGGCGGGGTACGACTCGTGGAGCGCTAAGTACTGGGTCGAGGCAATGAAAGCCAACTTCGGAAATGATTCCATGTTACCTGTTATCCAGGGTAAGAAAACTCTATCAGGTCCCATGAAGTTAATGGGCGCCGACTTAGAGAAAAAAGTAATTATCTATAACAATAATCCGATCACAAAGTGGTGCTTGAGTAATACGGCAGTAGATATCGACAGGAACGATAACATACAGCCAATAAAAACTAGCAAGCAGAAACGCAGGATTGACGGAACAGCGGCAATTCTTAACGCTTATGTGGTACTGCAGGACAAACAACTGGATTACAGCAACATGATTTAAGGAGTGGAAAAACGATGGATTACAGAGGAATTATCGAAGGCCAGATTAAACATTTGCAAGCGCTACAATTAGGGACATCCGCAAGGAAAGAGGCCGGCCCTGAATCAGCTTGCAAATTAGCAGAGACAATATTGTTACTTTGTAAAGAGATTGAAAATTTACCAAAGGGTAAGGCGTAAATGGATTAAACCGATTTGAAGGGTGGTGATAACTTGGAAAAGAGAAGCCTGTTCAATTGGATGTTCGGAAATAAGAAGACAAACGACCCCGTCGGTATGAAGCGATTCGAATTGATCAATAGCTCCAGCACTACCTTTAATTCATGGAATGGTAATGTTTTCGAGAGTGACCTAGTGCGATCCGCTATAAGGCCAAAGGCAAATGCGATAGGGAAGTTAAATGCCAAGCACATAAGAGGATCTGGGGAGGACATGAAGATCAACCCGGACGCATATATCCGGGAGATACTAGAACAACCTAACCCTTATATGTCGATGCAGGACTTCTTGTCCAAAATGACCTTTCAACGGGAGATTAACCATAACGCTTTTGCTTATGTTAAGAGGGATGATTACGGGTACCCGATTGAAGTCTATCCAATACCCTATAGTGATGTTGAATTGCTTGAGAAGGGCGAAATGCTCATAATTAAATTCCGATTCAGAACAGGCAAATATATATCTATTGCGTATGAAGATGTAATTCATCTGAGAAAAGACTTTAATGACCACGATTTCTATGGCGATTCAGGGACGATTGCCCTCAACAATATCATGGAAGTCATCAATACGACCGATCAAGGCGTAGTAAGTGCAGTAAAGAACTCCTCCATCATTAAGTGGATTCTGAAATTCAAAAGTGTCTTACAACCAAAAGATAAGGAAATGCAAGTCAAGGATTTTGTAAATAACTACTTATCGATTTCTAATGAGGGCGGGGCTGCCGCCTCTGATCCTCGGTATGACCTGGAGCAAGTCAAGGATAATAACTACATCCCGAATGCTGCACAGATGAAAGAGTACATCCAAAGATTGCGGTCATACTTCGGCGTCAACGACGCCATAGTGCAAAACAAGTTTAGCGAGGATGATTGGAACGCGTTCTACGAGAGTGAATTGGAACCAATTGCGATTCAATTATCAAACGCCTTTACTAGGGCGTTTTTTTCACGCCGAGAAAGGGGCTTTGGTAACCGAATCATCTTTGAGGCAAGCAATCTAGCCTACGCGTCAATGGAGACAAAGCTGAAACTCGTACAGATGGTTGATCGCGGTGCCATGACGCCAAATGAGTGGCGCTTAGTCATGAATTTAGGCCCAATAGAAGGTGGAGATAAGCCGATAATGCGCTTAGATACCGCAATTAAAGAAAATATTGTCAAGGAGGTTGATACCAATGCCGGAAATTAAGAAGGAACAACGGATAATGGAGATCAGGGCGGTACAACTGCCGCCTGATAGTACAGAAATGCTAGTCGAGGGTAGAGCGATAGTCTTTAACTCCCCAATAGTGATATGGGAATATGACGGAATGAAGTTTTATGAAGTAATCGACGCAAGAGCACTAGATGCTTGCGATATGTCTGATGTCGTATTCCGCTATAATCATTCAGATGATGTGATGATCATGGCTCGCACGCGCAAGGGATCTTTACAGCTTATCAAAGATGATCTTGGCCTAAATGTAAAGGCTAAACTTTTCGACATAACTCCCGCAAGGGATTTATATAAGCTTATTCAGCAGGGAGACATCGACGAGATGAGCTTCCAGTTT